GACTCTGAAACCGAAACTTCTTCGGGGGCCGCTGGTGCCGCAACAACAGGTGGGGCCAATTCGATTGTTGGTATTTCTTGCACTTCAGCTATCTGAATAGGAGCAAGCGGCGCTATCTCAGGCTCAGGAGCAGGGGCGGAAAGCACGGGGGCAGGGGCACCAGTAACTATTGGGGCGCTGATCTCTTCAGTAATCAGGTCAATGACTTCCGCCTCTACCAGCGTAATAAGATCAAACGTGGTTGTAAGAAAGGGCGCGGCAAACCGTGGCCCAAAAAATCCAGTTGAGAAGCCAGCGTCAATGCCGAACAACTCAAAACCCCCAGTAAGTTCTGTAAAACTGTTTGACGGTATGATCTGGGAGAAATCAAAAGAACGAACGCCCGTGAAATCCAATTCAACTTCATGCTCAAACTTGTGAACGACAGAGTTCTGCTCTGACAGAGTAAGCGTTAAATTAAAGATGTCTTTGCAGTCCGATCCCTGCATTACGTTTCCGCCTACGCATGACGAAAGAGTAGAGTTACTGGAATGAGATTCAACATCTACGCCGTAGTCCATTGTGAACCCACGATTGATGTCATCAATGGTCATGTTGTCTTCAAAATTAAACGTAGTGGAGTAAGTTCCTCCCGGCCCTTGAGTACCCGCTGTGCAAAACTTTCCAGCTTCGCAACCTCGTTGAGCGCCAGTGCCAGCCCCCGTTTTAGTCCCACCTGACGTAGTAAACTCACTCATGCCGGGGAGTTGATTGGCAGTTGTTTCTGACCCGACTACAACTTCCGTACTTTGAGATATCGCAGCACCGGAAAAAAGCATGACGCACACAGCAGCACAGACTGACGAGTAAATATAATTACTCAGCGTTTTGATTGAGGTCTTCATCGTGCCACTCGTCTTCTAATCCACCAAGTCTTCCGCCCTCTTCTTTCCCCTGCGCCTTCTTTACTAAATCGATATAGAACATAGACTGGTTGGGAGCTTCGAGATAATTCTTTTCCCAAGCCACTACTGCATCCTTACCAATTTTCCCGCGATAGGGGCACGGCGTTGCGGACATCATCATGGCGTCAAACACCCGCGAGTCCTGACATAGAAGACTAACTCCAGCGACTTTCATGCCCATGCCGTAGAGACTACGGGCCAGCTTAATTCTTTCGCAGTTTTTATCGATAACAGTGTGGCCCGTGGACAATCCAAAGAACCCTGTCTGTGCCCCGACGCTCATACCGGAGCGGCATACATCGTTATTGTTTACCACGATGCTTGGAGCAGATGCTGTAGGCGGCGTCTTGTCAGTTACCACTGTAGAACTGACTGTGTTTGTGTCAGCAGAATTTGCCTCGCTAAGAGGCGCAAGCCCAGCAAAGAGAATGACGAGTATGAAAACAAATGCGTTCTGTTTCATTTCTTCGACTTGTCATTAGTGCCTTTCTCAGGCTTTGGCTTAGGCTCTACCGCCTGTTCGTAGTAAATAATAATCTGTTTTTGCTGACCGATGTATCTCTGTAACTCAGCCATATTAAGAGAAAGAGTTTCGTAGTCCCTCACACTAAATGCGTAGAACAAAAACTCCCCATTCCGCTTGGTGTATTTTTTTTTGAACTGATCAAAGTTCCGATCTGTTACGACATACCACGTTATGTCACTCAGTTTCAGTGGGCGTGGCCGCTGCTGTGTGGGAATAACCCGCTCAACTTGAACGGTCTTTACCTCTATCTGCTTAATCGGGTTCCAGCTACCGCAACTACTTAACAGCAGCAGAGTCGGGGGGTAAAGCAGTAAGGCTTTCCAACCTCTCAAAAAGCTTTTTTGTTCCATTGTTAATCTTACTCTCCACCAAGTTAGGCTTCTTCTGGCTCAACCTAGTCAAATCGTGTTTCCGTAATTTATCTATCAAGTTATTCCTGTACTCTTCAGCCTTCTGTAACTCAGTCGCTAGCTTTTTATTCAGGACACGGAAATCTTCCGCATCCTCAACAAGCGTTTGGATTGTATCGTCTTGCTGTTGTTTGGCCACTTCAAGTTTAGCATTGTTCTTTGTCAGCGTTTTAATTCTTTGCTGAGTGTCCTTATAATAATAATACCCACCATAGCCCACGCCACCCACAAGACCCAGCACCACAATAAGAGCGTAAACCTTTAGCATCGATCTAAGCTCCTATTTTTTAGCACTCATGTATGCTGTCATCCCCATGAACGAACCGACGACACCAGCCATTCCGATGTAGAAAAGGCCAAAGAGATCAGCCAAAGCTTTAATCCGAGAATCAGGAAAAATAGGAAGGAAAAGAAAAGCAGTAAAAACGAGCATGGATATAATAGAAATCCAAGCCATCTTTCTTTGAGCGTCTGCCTTTTCTTCTGCAACTTCGGTTTCGTGTATGGCCTTGACTGTTGCAAGTTCAGCATCGCTAACCACACCATCCCCATCAACGTCGTACTCCTCGTAAATGCTGTCCTTTTGCAGGGTTTTCTTTCTCTTAGTAGCCATTGTCCTCTCCCGTCTTCATCATGTCACTCAAAACATTTGCGCGGTCACCCACTTGCCTTGCCCACTTCGAGTCAAGCATCTCAACACTAGCCTCTTCGTAGCGCCCGTTCTCAATATGAGCGAGTGTGTTGACAAACTTAGACAAGGAGCCAAGCCCCATGTTGAAAGCCATGTCCACCACAACCCTCTGACGCACGTCATCCATACCAGACCACCACGGGAAGGCGCTCTCTACTTCTTCCTGAAAGTCCCTGATGTCATTGGCAAGCATCAACTCGATCTCATCATCTGATAGACCTCTATCCTTGAGATTGCGCCCCACGCCAATGGTCTCAATGCCTTCTGTGTCAAGGTACACTTTAGATCGCACCCCTTCGTGAACCTTCAACTGTGTTATTAACCTGTCAATATCCATAATGCCTAGCCTCGTTTAAGTTACTGGTAACTTGTAGCCATAGAATTTCCGTGACCAGCGCCTGTGCCTTAGCAACGGTCTCCATATGTATGGAAAGGCCCAGCTTATTTTCATAACCGTCGAGTTAATCAGGTTATACGGAAACCTCATAGGTCTCATATAATCTATAAACAGTATCACCCGTAACTCGTCAGTTTCATTGACGGCGTAGTGATTGTATGTGTCATCAAACAGAACGACCTCGCCATTCTGCCAGTGATACTTGTCACCCTCTACGTTGATGTGGCACTTCTTTGGATCGGGTATAATCAAACCCATATGCATACGCAGTACCCCAGCCCACGGCCCTTCGTGTGGGTTAAGCACCTTTTCTGGGCCTAAGACAGAAAGGTACGCAGAAACAACCCGCCTGTCTTTGTTGAGTATGCCCATGAGGGCGGGGAAATTAGAAGCGTTCTTCTTAAAAGTTATGCCAGCCCCCTTAAGAAAGAACATGCGCCACTTGTCGTCGTTGCTTATGTAAGTCTGATCCGGGGATATATCTTGGAATGGCGCGAAGTCATCGTATCGCTCCATAATTTTTTTGGTCTCGTCCAGTATAGGGGAGTAGTTTTTTTCTAACTCACTAGACAATGGGGTTGAAGAGGGATCAAAGAACCTCCTGTCTCCCCACAGACAGGCTTTGCGAAAGGGCTTCTTTACAATCTGTGCAAGCCTGTAAGCACTCATTGCACTGCTATCTTTCTGAGTATCGGCACCGCTGCTGTGATAGCTAATTCCTGCTGCCTAATGATGTTAAGCAACTCCCTCTTTGCTTCCGGGTCAATCGATGACCTGAGGATTTCGTTCTTCTGTTCTCGCACCTCCTTAAGCTGCTGACGAATTCTCTTTACCTCATTCTCCAAGGCAAGAACCGTTCCCCTCTTAGTCACAATCTCTGTAATCTTTTCGGCATCGCCTTCACGCTCAGCCGCCTTAAAAGTATTAACGGCTGTTTTAACAAGCTGGTCTAGCTCATAGAACTGAATGACAGTGCCGCGACTGTTAGGGTCTTGGAAGAAGCTCCTCACCATAGGAAGGCTGTACCAATTCTTATCGGGAGGTAGCGACTTATCGGGAGATTGGAACGCATCTATCATATGACTTGCGGCTGACAAAGCATAGCTTCCCAATGTCCCGGTATACCCTTTGATAAGGTGATCAATTTTGAGCGGAGACATATTTAATTGTTTGCCGAGATTAAGCGCAAGACTGCTGGTCCCTTGGAACTTCTTATAGTCAGAGTCCAAGCTCTTCATATAAGCAGGAACAATCTCTCTCCCCGAAAAGACTGAGTAATTAGTAATTACCTCCACAGCAGGAGTAATAATCTGAGGGGGGTTAACTGCTAGTGTTGAGGTGACGCCTCTCCTCAAAGAATCTAGAACATCTTGCCCTGTGTCAGAGTCAAACGACCATTGCATAATCCGCTCAGGTATTGTCTTAAATAAGAAACCAACCTCAAACGGAACTGGTATTTTTACACAAGCCCCGCCAAAAGGTGTGGGCACAAACCAGTTTAAATCTCTGGCTTCAGCAGTCGCGTTCTTGTAACAATCTTCATCTCTCATAAGAACGCTATACAAAGCCGTTGCGCTTACAATAAGAGAAGCCTTTGCAATAGCTGCCTTTCGAGAAGCGTTTGGGTTCGCCGTTTCTTTGCTAAAACCGGCTCTGTACAGGACATCCAGCCCCTGCAATCGTGCATTCAGAAAAGGAATGACAGCAGTAGAAATGCGAACTAATGGCCACGACCCGCGTCTGCTAAAGTTAAGAACTTCAAGCGCCTCAAAAACAGCTTGGGCTTCATTGCCAGTTTTTTCCAAAACCCTTTTATAAACCGCAATTCTTGTTGCTGATTCTGAGGCACTGGTTGCAACGGTAGTTGCATCCCATAATTTTTTAAAAGGACTAGCCGCTGTTTCTAAAACACCAGATGGTTTTTGAGTTTTTGTTTTACTCTTGATGTATTTAGCCATGTCCTTAGGGGTTCCGGCAAAATCAAACCCTCCAAAAACCCCAGCCAGCCTTAAAGCCTCGGAAGACTCGCTGCCTCGTATAACGTCCATAACGCCTTTTGCGCTATCAATAACTGGTATGTAATTTTGCCCCGATGTAACCCACGCGCTTAACGTATCACGCATCATATTCCGCAACATAAATCCGGGGTCTCTTGTAACAAGTTCCCTCAACACCTTTGCTGGAGTTGCTGCGAAACCGACAAACACATTATCCATAATACTGTCGGTGTTCTGCCCCAGAATTGTCATGCTCGTGTAGAGAAATTCATCAACAATTTCAAAGTAACGATCAACACCGTCTACTCGTATCTGAACAGTTTGTCTTGGCTTGTTTCCTGACTCATCAGGAGCAACCTCAGAAGCTACCCCCAAGGTCAGGGAGTCCCTGATAACCCTTTGAGCGGCTATATTTTTCATGCCGCCCTGTATTGCTGTAGCTGTGTTCCTTGCGACGTTATCTAGAAAATCATCTACCCTGCGAGGGGCGGCATAAAGATCGACCGAAACATCTGGATTAGATTGTCTTAGGGCACGAACAGACGCGACGGCTTTGTTGTAACTGTCGTACTGTTCCGGCTGAACCTGCCCGTCTATATCTATTTGGAACACCCGGCCAGCGCCAACAAGACGCTTATCAACTCGCTTACCGTCTAGGGGGATACGAGACCGTTCGCTTCCCTCCGCTCCTTTTAGGGGGGCCAAGCCCTGACCATAGGTTCCAAGCGTAGGATCGCCGGGATAGAAGTATGTCAGGTCTTGAGTTCCGTCAGCGCCCTCTAAGGACTGCCTGTAATAGGGGGTATAATCAGCAGTATCAATCCACGTCTGGCCCATCTTGGCTGTGATCAACCCAGTGTCAACCATGTACTTAACTAGGTAGCTGTTCCAGACCTGATATTCATCAAAGACTTCTGCGAAGTAATCATACTTGTCACCAAGCGACAGACCATTAAGGACATCCTGATCAGTCATGCCAGAATTGATTTTCTGTTTGTTAAGTCTTTGCGCCCTTCTTGCCTGAGCATAGGTGCCAAACTGAGAAACAACGCGGTTCTCTAAAACAGGGCTTAATATAAAAGCAAGGCCGCGAATTGATTGCCCTTCGATATCGCTCGTTACATAGGTAAACCCTAGCTCCTTATCGTAGACGGGAACCCCGTCATAGAAAGCAGCCTTTGTTACCCCCGCATGTTGTTCAGCCATGAGGACAGCAGAGAATGCGTTGGCATCCGCTAAAACTTCCCCCGCAACCTTTGCTGCTTTTCTGGAAAGAACAGATATAGCTTCATATTTGCTAAGCATACCTTTTCTAAATTTACTTTTAATCAAGTCCCAGTTATTGCTAAACAATACACTGTCTGTGTAATCACCAAAGACTGCACTAAGCCAAGCCTGACCAGCGGTCTCCTCTGTATTAACAGCTTGCGTTCTGTTGATTGTTTCCTGAACTTCAGGGTTTTCGTCCTTGACCGTGCCGCCCCTAGAAAACTTTTCCTTTGCAGCCTTGTTAAGCTTCAAGACAGGGCGATCAGTAGGTTTCTTTGTCGTAAATGTTAAGACAGTTTCCTGTGCGGTTGGCGAAGTAGCTGCAAAATTAGGGCCAAGGACACCGCCCTTCCTCAGCCGCTCTACTTCTTCTCTGTTATATTTTTCACGGAGAACCTCGCTGTCAGGATAAGATGTGGTAATTCCTAAAAATTCCTGCCCTGACTTATCGTCTACCTGTCTATCAAATACCACAACAACATCAGTGCTTGATCCTGTTGGCCTCCAGATCAATTCCAGTGCATTACGTTTGTCGCTTTGCTTTAATTTAAATCTTGACTTGTCAACACCAGATATCCGCGCTTGTGTAAATGCATCAAGGGCAGAACCTATTGCGCTAGCAGAACTTGTAAAAGGTAAATCTTCTACACCTTGGTAGTCTTCGTCATGAAGGCTGGCGTGTTTTAAACCATAACCTCCAGTCTCGTAATTCTGACCAGCGGCCATACGCACATTTAAGAATTTACCGTTGAATGGAAGCTTACCCCAAACATCACTGCGTGTACCGTCAGCCCGTGCCCGTTTAACAAACCTGTTTGCAGCAACATCGGCTGGGTCTTGCGGATACTTACGCGAAAACTTTTCATCAGGAACAAATGATTCTTGCGTATTAAAGTTGGTCTCGTCCTGAAGTTCCTGAAGATTGACAGGCTCTACAAGATTTTCAATGCCCTCGTTAATAACAAACTCTGGCAGTATCCCGACTTTCTGGTCTGCATAAACTGTATCAGCGGCAGAAGCGGTTTCATTTTGCTTGGCTGCTGGCCCGTAGTTAACCCAAGAATTTTGTCCACGGGCTTCACTCGCCAGTGCCGCTCGTGCCAAGGGACTAAACATAACCGCATGGCTGGCATATGCAGCATCTTCTCCAGCAGCTCTGAACCCAAAGCCTTCTTTGACGTGACCGAAGTAATCATGAACCACTCGGGAGATGTCATTCACCCTTGCCCGACGACCTGATATAAACTCGTCAGTAAAGCGAAGCATCGGGTTGTCAGCTACTTCTTCCGCAGTAACCCCGTCCATGCCGTACCCCGCATCCGTGGGGAAGACATACATATGATTGTTTTGTTTCACATCTTCGATCATCTCACGCGGCGAGGCGGCGTAAGGGTCAACGTCAGACGGATAGAACTCTACCTCAAGACCCGTGTCTTTGATGAAGTCATACTGCGTCATGACCTCTTCTGCCAAAGCGTCATAAGCCGCTTGCGTAAAGGAATCCTCTGGGGTGTTCGGCATGTCTTCGTATGCTTGCGCTATACGAGTTGCCCGTTCTCCGTCCACTGGTCCGTAAACGTAATTACCAACAAGCTCAGGCACACTGCGCCCAACGGTTTGACCATAGTCACGGGCAGCTTGTCTCGCTGGTGCAAACGGCTCAGTGGGAACTGGGCCTGTTCCGGGTATATTGTAGGAAGCTGGTAGCCCTTCTACCCTTACTTCTTCTTGCGCGGTAGCACCCGACCTATCCTGTGCCTGTAGCTGTCTCTCGCTTCGAGATAGTCCTGCTCT